GCCAGGTCATGAACCTCCCCATGAAGACTGTTGCGTCAGTCACAGGTGTGAGTGAGAATGCCCTTAACGTCATCTCCAAAACTTCCACTAATGTGAAGAGGACTATGGCCGCTGGAACTGAAACTGTCGCCAAGGGTGCCGAGAATGTGGGTGCGACCACCCGTATCATGACCGGCAGCATGAAGAACACAGCCAAGTTCCTCGGTCCCTACGCTTTTGTTATGACTTTTATCGCCATCATGGCGGGTCCCATGACCTCCGTGGCGGTCATATCTGGTGCCATCAAGATGGTGACTGGTATGATGTCTAAGGGTATTCCCATGACTAAGAGTGTAGTTGTGAAAATTTTCAATATGCTCTACGCTTCCCCCGCGGCTACGGACAACACCCCCGTGCCCCCCTCCAACCGGATTGTTAACCTAAATAACTCACGTACCTCTATCAGGCGTACGTCCAGCAAAAACTCTTAATCAAAACTGAGTTTGCAGTCAAAATCGCTACATATACCTATTCCCCATCAACGATCTCCTCGTTGATGAGTTTAACCTTAAGATCTTCGAGTTGTTTCATATTTTATATCTAGCAAACCCCATTTTATCCATCATGTAATACATCTGGTAAGCTTGAGTGACACTTTTTGTTTTGTATTCTTCGGGCATACACTCGGGTATTCCTTCTTCGGAGTAATACGCTGTATCGCTCTTTCTTTGTGTAAAAGTCGATGGGTGATTTGTGTACAACCACTTCAAATGTTCAGCACATACGTGAATTTTTCCATATCGTTTTGTATATTCTTCAGTAAGTGCAATACCAATACGACACGTGTATAGATAATTTTCAAGGGTAGAGCCTACCCACATCGTCATAGGATGCTTAGGGTGGGCAGGTCGGTAACCGCGATTTTTTCCNTTTTTTGTGAATGGTGCATGCTCAGCAACATATTCTCCTTGGTTAGCAAAATGCCATGCCATATAGAGCATCTGACATATTTCCAATTGAATTTTAATGACGTGTTGGTCACATGACATGTGAGCAATCTCACACGGTATCAGTGACAGAAAAAATATATTCATCGACGTACATACTTTTCGTCACACGTTGAATACCGTAGCGCGACTTAAGTAGAAAAATCTTCAGAGATTTTAAGGATGCCTCACTCGTTATGGGATATATTGCCAAATGAAATACAAGAAATAATTGTAGATAATTCGTTTCAGTTATGTAGAGAGGAGTATTTAGAGTACAATAAAAAGCGTCATGAAAAAAACAAGAAAAAACAGGGTCGTGGTATGTTAACCCCTGATATACTGCGTTTTGTGATGGCTAGTACTGATCCTATAGAAATTCTAGAATGGGCGTTTCAAACAGAGTTCTTAGAATTACAAATGCACATTGACCCGCCGTATGACATGGAAATAATAGATTGCGACTATACGGAATATTATAACGTTTTTCTAAAGAAGGCAGTTGAGTTTTTAGATGATAAACAGAATGACGAATTATGGCTTTCACCCAACGAAGATCATTGGTTGTCTATGTTTACTAAACTAAATGATTTCCACAGAAAGTATAGTCATTTAAATATACTTTATGAAGAAAGTGGTAGCCCGTCACTTTACATATGGTTAGAGTATCAGAAAGATCCGGACACGGTATTATCGAGAGAAAAGAAACATTCATTACAAACTCTAGGTGTTAGATTTAATCATTATCGATAAACTCTTCTTCATTGGCAGCTTCGTCATCGTCATCTGGATCAACTTCCACATCCATCGTGTAATCTTCACCCTGAATGGTATCTTCCTCATCATTCTCATCATTCAGAGTATCTTCAACTTCAGGTTGAGGTTGAGGTTGTTCTTCGGGTACAGGTTTTGGTTCGGCTTTTTTCCTTTTTATTTTGGGAATCGGTGGTCTGTTGAAAACACTGTCAATACACTTTTCGAATGCAGCTGTTTTAGCAGGTATCCTTTTATAGCTGTTTTCAACCTTTTTAATAAACCGCTCGGAAAACCCGAGTGATTTTAGATTTTTTATCATTATTTTTTGTGGTGGATGATCACCATTTTTCCAGTATTTTTCATGCATGTCATACATGCACGGATTTGTCTTAATCTTGACTTTTCCCGACTTCAAGATAGTCATTGTAACCTGGATATGGTCCGCATAAGGTATAAATGGCTCCTTTTCCACGGTCGGTGATTTGTATTCGGGAGAGGGTGGGAGTTTTAGATCTTTATACTCCACTCCCCAAAATTCATAGTCCAGTTTTATTGCCTTAAGGTATATATCTTGTTGATGCACGGGTCTCTTTGGAGGAATGCATCTTTTCATATCATTATTTTTTACAATATCACCGAGAAACGTACCTGGTTCGGGCCTACTGAACGCTACCGGTACGACTTTACGCCTCAACTGTGGGCGTATGAAGGTCATACTTTTCGGATTTCCTGACATCTACTAACTTAGGTTGGAAAATTTCTAGCTCAGATTTCAGAAGCTCCTGAGCTTGACGAGTTTGAAGAACATTAAATGGACCCCAGATCTCGATAACCTTACGCTTGTGATCATACCACAGATAATCAACACCAATCATACGAGTAAGCCAATAATGACGACGACCACCTCTACCAACAAAGGCAAACATGAAATCTTCGTCGTAGTCAGAAACGTTGAGTTCTGTGTAATGAGACACGGGAGGATTATAAGGGGCCATCTTTTAATATGTTTACTACATGGTCTATTTGTTTATGTATGTTTAACCAATTGAACCTATTAAAGACGATTTCCTTGGTATCGAAGACCCGACGACGTATGGGTTTTACATGATTGTTGTAACACTGGTCCAAAGCATCAGCTACTGTCATATAGTCTAATACAGCTCGCTCACCATTCAATTCTGAATTCCCCGTATATTCTGTTATAGTGGATGGTTTCATATAAATTGCCTGATCTCCGAGAGTGTTTCTAAAAGTTGGTATATCCGTTACTAATTGTGGTTTATTAAAGTATGCATGTTCAACTGAACATAGTCCAAATCCTTCTGAATAACATGTATTTATACCAACATCCGATGCCGAGTACAACAAGTTTAACTTTTCCCTTGTTAAACGAAGTGGGTGATCGTTAATGATAAAATTTTTTGTATAATTCATATATTCAAGTCCACGTTTAAAAAACTCTGTATAAACATGAGCTTCGATATCACAGTGATTATCACAACGTTTTTTATCCGCACCACATGATATGTACAACTGAATATCGGGGTTGTATTCGTGTCTCGAAATAAATTCTACAAAACCACTTATCGTGACCGCCCAGTTTTTTCTTATCGAATTACGATTCATATTTAAGACTAAAAACTTTCCAAAACCCATCGTGTCTTTAGCCTGTTTTGTATCAACTGGTTCAAACTCATTAAAATTTACCCCGTGTTCCACAATTGATACCCTTTTTGAATCAATTTTCAGATCATTTACAAGATGATCCGACCAACATTTTAGAAATGTAAACCAATGAGTAACTCTATTCTTCAACTTTTGTAAAGTGTGAAGCTCTGACCACTTCTGACATATATCTAGATATACGCATACCTTTATTGATTTATCCAATAAAGAAATATAATTATAAATAATATTTGTGGGTCCATAAATGAAAACGTAATCGGGGCATTCTTTATCTACTACACTTCTAAACTTATCAAACCCGTAACTTTGTGGATCTGATACAGGTAATAATTTGATTCTTGGATCTATGTATGTACTAGGTAATACGGAATTTTCTCTGAAATTAAGTGTATACATTACAATTTCAAGTTCCTTTGTAGCTAAGTAGTTTGCTATTTGTTGTATTACTTTTGAATACCCGAGGGTTAGTCGAGGGTCCGCCGACACGATTAACAGCTTCATTATCCCTTCTCTTTTCATATAACTGTTCGACAATCCTTAAGTGTTTAGTTGTGTAAACACTCTTTTTGTTTTTCTTGTCATTTTTAGTTACACGCTTCTTGGGTTCAAAATCATTCATCTTGTGTTTCATTCACTTCGCCATCACTTAGGTTTTCAGATTCTGAACTATCTGTTTCACCCGGTTCATAATCCGAATCACTTTCAGATATCTCTTCGTATCCGTATTCAGTCTTGATATAAAGTCCGGTCTCTTCAAGATTATCGGTATCGTAAAAACCGGAAACAGATTCTCTAGGAATCTCTTCGGGATATTCTGTGAATTCATAAACTTCTTTCTTGTTTTTCTTTAGAAGTTGTACCATTAAAGTAGGTCCCATATCTTCCAAAACCCTTGCTAACGAGATAACGTTGTCACGTAAAACAATATCAATAAGTTGATTTTTCATACTGATTAAGAGTGTTTTTATTTTCTTAAACTAATTTAAATATGGACATCCTAAATAGTCGTGATATAAAAGAAAACGATGCCGTGATGTTCGATATTGACGACACTCTCATTAGATCAGTAGATGGAACTTTAATAATGTCGGTCGTCAATTTATTACATGGTGCAAAATCATTAGGTTACAAAATTGTCATCATAACAGCAAGACCATATTCAGATTATGTTGTTGAACATACAACAAATCAACTAAAGGCAAACGGTATTACATACGACGCATTAGGATTTGCACCACCAGACCAAAAAGGTAAAATGAAAAGAGACTTGAAATTTAATTTTATTCTTTCAGTGGGGGATATGCCAACAGATCTAACAGATTCCGAATACGGAATATTAGTCTAACATTTCCAACGAGTCTCACAATTTAAACACGTCACAAATGTAGTCATTGGCTCATCCGCACTCCTCGTTTGTAACTGGTAGTATACCGTCTTTTTAGATTTACACTTGTTACACTTGAAAATCCCGTTTTGATTATTCAGTAGTTCCTTTACTATACTCTCTTTTCGGAGTTCCTTGTAAATGAGAGTTTCTTGAGTCTTTGCGTATGGCCCTTCTGGAAACAATTCTTTGGGTCCATATTCAATCAACTGTGAAGACTTCAACAAACCCGATTTTAATTTTTCAACAATTTCTGGACATCTCTGTAGATTCATTTTCAATTCAATAAATTTGTGTTTGTATCTACTCTTAAATTTTGGATTTTCCCATGCAGGTACATCACCGAATTCTTTCGTTCTACGAACACTCCAGTTAAAAAGACACCTCTCGAGATTTATACAGGTGGTACTATCTTCAGGAATATCAAGAAGTTTAGAGAACTCATGTGTGACGTAGGATTCCATCTTACTATCAAACAAGAGTTATTTATTTAACTTAGGTTATGCAATTGGGAGACCTTTAACAGGTAAAGTTCCTCGGTCACATCCACCAGAGGAAGGTGAACAGACGTGGAAGAAATCAGCAACACGCCTGGAGTTTCGTGTATCCACATATTCACCATCCAGGGCGCGAGTGTATTCTTCAGTTTTAAGAGTAAAAACTCGTATCATAGCCACTATGACCACGACAAGTAAAGCCAATGGGAGAAGATTCATCTTGATATTACACAACATTTTTGTCTTTGGTGAATATAAGGATGACAACAACAGCTGTGTTGATACATGAGAAACTAGATCAAATACAAGAAGTTGAATTAGACTTAGCACCCGATGTTAACGAGGCTCACATACTTCTTGGACGCCACCCAACCTTTATTGGACAGTGGCCAGAAATTGACGTGGTTATTATGAAAAGTGAAATAGGGGAGGTACCAAACGAGAACGATCTGCCTGAACCATTTAGTAATGAGGTCGTTCTTGGTCCTATATTATTAATAAAAATGGATGAAAAATCAGAACCACAAAATTTTACACTCGAGGAGTACAAGCGTTTCATTTCGAAGGAATAAATGCATCACAATTCAAGACAGCATTAGCATACTTCATAGCTAATTGAAAATGTATAAACGGCCAATCTACAACATTTTCCATAGTGGGACTACCGGGTAAAGGGTTGTTATTAACCGTCTTAATAATGTCAACCTTCTCACCATTTGTAATTTGAGTCATCACAACACCAACGTCCTTCAACCATGTAACGTGAGACTCATCATTCGAATCAAAACTTCTCACAAGGTGAGCCATTTATATTACTTAGGATTCTTTTCTATAAGTAATCTCGCACTTGGATCCTTTACGGTTGTCCACTTGGGTCTCCATATTTCAGAGATGAGATGATCGTTGTCCTTTCCATACATCCGCCAGAAAATTGTACGGTAGAGAACTTCTTCTTTTGTGAGAGGTGTATTATGACCTCTTGATTTCATCCGAGTTTCCCTTACTAATTTATCGTCAATCTCGTTCTCTGCGTATTTTTTTACTTCATCGACCCAGTTTGTACCTACGGCATCACTCATACCATCCTTTTGTCTCCATAAAATATCATCTGGTAAATACCCGGTAAACGCTTCTCGAAGAACACGTTTTTCAATTGGATCAATTTTTACATTTTGGTTTGTTGTCATACACATATCAATAAACTCTTTATCGAGATATGGTACAATTAAATCTAGTCCATGAGCTCCCGCACACCTATCCGCTCGTAATCCATCGAACTGATGAATAAGACGAAGACGTCTCATGTTTTCACATGCAAATTCATGAACATCCGGTGCATTATGAAAATAGAGATATCCACCCAAAATCTCATCGCTTCCTTCACCCGAAAATATATAACGACATTGTGTATTTTGTTTAATGTATTTGCATAACAACCACATAGGAGTACTTGCACGAACTGTCGTTGTGTCGTACGATTCTAAACTGTGAATAACATCACTGATATGTGCAATACCTTCTTCGGGTGTAAATGTTACTTCTGTGTGATCGGAACCTAAATAATCTGCAACTTTTCTAGCCGCTATAAGATCAGGGCTATTCACCAAACCGATCGAAAATGTTTTGATTTTCCCAATTTTTCGTGTAGCTATAGAAGCAATCAAACTACTATCTAAACCACCTGATAGCAGAAATCCTATCTCTCGTTCAGTTGTTGCAAGACGTTTGTGAACAGCACGTTCAAAAGTATGTCGTATTTGTTCATGATCAACCGTATCTATATACTGGTTCACATGCCAATACGTACTATAGTAACAAATGAAATCATTTATATACGAATCATAAAAATGTCCGGGTGGAAAAATATGTATCGTAGAATTCAAATATAACAAAGCTTTTACTTCACTAGCAAACGCTATAGAATCATTATCATATCGACAATAAAATAATGGTCTAACACCAATAGGATCACGAGCAGCTAATACACGTTTTCCATCTGTATATACGAATGCAAAATCACCGTCGAGCATCTCAACTGTGTTCATGATACCATAGGCCTTAATCATAGGCATAATAACCTCGCAGTCACTAGTTCCTTCTTCAATACCAGTCCTGTACCTCTTGTGATTATAAATTTCACCGTTACATATTAACATGTGTTTACCTTTCTTGAATGGTTGCATACCTGCTGGTGTTAAATCATTGATAGATAGACGATAGAAATCCATTCTACATATACCAAGTGTTTTTGTACAGTAGTCATCTGGCCCGCGATGAGAAAGAGCATAAGAACTTGTTTCTACTTCATCACCGAAAAGGGCAAGTATACCACACATATTATAGTACAGTTACTTTGTTTTTAAGCTCAAATCTAACCATTGAGTATATTTTACAGGGTCGACAACACCGTCCATTTCTTGTCCCGACATTTGAATGACTTCTTCTACACCATTAGTCATAGAGTCAAATGTCAATACACAATAAAAAGATACATTTGCCCGTTCGGCAATTTGGTCTATAGTATTGAAATCATATGTTTCGATATCCAGATAACGTGTTACCTGATCTACACTTCTTGTTTTTACATTATTTTTAGCCTCGAGTTTTCTTCTATTCTCGGACATGTCAAAAGATGGCCATATACCATGTCTTGATCTAAAATTGGAAATATAGTACATACACTTATTCGCGGAGTCTTTATCAGAAAAACACATATATCTCGTTTTACACTTGGGATCTACCAAGCTAAGATAGCCCCCGTTCACGTTTAATTTTACAAAGTAGAACTCCATTTAAAATATATAAGGAAAATATCTTTAATTAATGTAGATGAACTTCCCCAAAACACCTGGTCAATGTAAATACATGCTCGCACTTCGTTCCCAAAAACCCATCATAATAGGTACAGGACCTGCCGGATCGGGTAAAACTATGCTAGCATGTCAAATTGCGATAGAAAACATACATAAATATTCCAGATCTAGAGTCATTTTAACGCGTCCAATCGTAGCTGCTGATGAAGATATGGGATATCTTCCTGGAGACTTATTTCAGAAGATGGAACCATGGACTAAACCAATGTATGATATTTTCGAAAAACATTTAACTCATAATCAAATGGATCGTTCTATAGTTATTGAACCACTTGGGTATATGCGAGGTAGAACCTTCGACGACACAATCATCATAGCAGATGAAATGCAAAATTCAACTCCAAATCAAATGAAAATGCTTCTCACACGTGTTGGTGAAGGAACCAGACTTATCGTTACAGGTGATATGGAACAATCTGACCTTGGTCCAGAAAATGGTCTAACAGATCTTATATATAAAATGCAATGCGTTGATCTTGAATATATGAAGCATATTGAAATGGAAGATGATGATATAGTTCGTCATCCAGCAGTTAATGAAGTGCTTAAAGTGTTGAAGGCTTAACAAAACATGACGTGGTTCCATGATTATCAAAAACAATTGAAAGAACCTACAGAAAATCAAAAGGTATGGTGTCAACATCCAGAAAAATTAACAGTTCTTTTCATAGAAGGTGATCGTAAGCCCTTCACAAAATTTAATTTATGGAACATAGCACACATATACGGAGGAACAGATGTTGGGTTGCACATCATGTGTTCGCCTCGAAATTTAAAAGATATGAAAGATTGGACAAAAGATTGGACAAATGTCACAATAACATGGAATGCTTTACATTCCATTAATGAGTATAATACTTTTTCATGCTCACAGGAATTATATAGTCGAATTATTTCAACACATCTTCTGTTAATGCAATGGGATACTTATATATTCAAACCTATAGATGAACATTTCTTCGAGTATGATTATGTCGGAGCACCATGGAGAGAAGCTATGTGTGGCTACAACATACATGAATGGAAGAAACCCGAAGATATTGGAGATCAAAAACACTATCGAGTTGGTAATGGTGGACTATCTTTGAGAAAGGTTTTACCGTGTTATAGACATTGTATAGAAAATCAAAATAAACCAAAATTACTTGATGATACATTCTTTTCCATTAACTCTTCACTTAAAATACCATCCAAAGAGATTGCCTATGAGTTTGCAGTTGAAACGAAGCTTCGAGATGCTGATCCACCGAAGTCACCCGTAGGTATCCACAAAATATGGAACTACCCGGGAGAATTCGGAGAAGAAGATTTTAAATCATGGTCCAAGTAGATGTCACCCTTTCTCCACATTTCGCCATAGTCATTTCCGCCTTTAATGTCGCTATTGTCAGCACCTTTAGCGTTATTATATTTTACCTTGAGTAGGTACATTTTTTCGAAACGCATGTACTGTTCGTTATTTTCTATGACGTGTTCTCCTATGCAGCATAGGTCATTGAATTTCCGAATGTAATCTATACATGCATTAATGTATGCACCGGGTCCAGTAGGATATAAACAGTCTATACCATAATGTTTCTGTTTGATGTTCCAAAGTATTATGTCAATCATCTTCTTAGATATCGGATGTTTAGGAGCAGATCCTATAAATCCATTACATATACACAGCTGTTGTTGAGGTCTATCGATACACGCGTAGAAATTCTTATCTTCTTTGACAAGTTTGTCTAAAGATTGCAAACAAACCATTCTCACGTCGGTATACCACCCACCTTCATTGTACAATATAAGTTGTCGCATCAGATCACTTTTGTAAGCGTATGGTTTCAAGGAATTATACGCTTCGAGTATTTCATCATCGAAATGTCGTTTTATATAATTTATACAAGACTCACCAGAATACAATTTAACTTTGTAACCGGGGTTAAGTCTGTACCATGTTTCGATGGCTTTATTCATACCCTCGAGTATTTGAGGCATTTTTCCCTCATCTACTATGATAACTTTGTGAATAATTTTTGGTATCATATTAACTGTTTAAAGAATGTATTCTCTAATACACTATGAAGATAACATACGCCATAGCTGTCTGTAACGAATCCAGAGATCTTTATTCTTTGCTTTCGTTTCTAAGGAATGTCAAAGACGACGAAGACGACATTAATGTATTGATTGATACTGCACATGTCACAGATAGTGTCAGGTCCGTGTTGTCACATTTTGAAAGTTGTGTAACGACATGTGAACGCTCTTTTGATGGAGATTTTTCCAAACATAGGAACTTTCACTTAACACAGTGTACGGGTGACTATATATTCATACTCGATCCAGATGAAATGCCTCAAGAAGATTTGATTATTGCGGTAAAAAGAGTGTTAGCAACAGAAACAGTGGACATGATTAGTGTACCTAGAGTTAACATAACACTTGGTGCAACCAAGAAGTGGTACGAGGAACATGACTTTGGTGACAAAATAAATGAAATGGGGTGGGTTAATTGGCCCGATTATCAAGGACGAGTCGTAAAAAATACACCCGACATCAAATTTGGAAATGAACTACATGAAAGACTTCAAGGGTATCAGAATCATCTAGCAATAAAACCACACCCAACTCTCGCACTTCTCCATGTAAAGTCGGTCGACAAAGACAATAATCGATGGGAAAATGGCAAATACATATCACCAAAAAATGACAACTTATACGACAACCTTATGTAAATCAAATAAAATGTCAGGATACTACAAGATATGTCTCAATACGAGCAAATTTATAACACAGCCAAGGGTGTCATGAATGGTAGTGTCGATATAGAATTACCAGCGGTTTCCGTTTTAACCATATTCGTATTAGCTCTGATGTATATGGTCACAACTTCGATAAGTATAGACATTTATGCTGGATGTGATGTTAAGGGAAAGAAGTTATACGATCGAATGGCTTCTTTCATGTCACATACCTTGACTATAGCTTTAGCTATACCAGCCACGTTACTTCTGACCAAGATGTTCAACAATGACACCGGTGCATTTATGATGCTTTATGGTCTAGCAGGTGTTATCGTATCTCTCATGGCGAATGATCTTGTAAGGAAATGTAACATCACGGAACAACTGAAGGTTATGTGGTCAAGGTTCTCTCTTGGATTATACACGATCGTGTTCCTTATAGGTATATTTTTATCGGCTAAAAAGTAACATGAAGGAGGCAATTTTATGTCTCTGGGTGATCTTGGTCTACGTGATGCGTAGAGCAGGGACACTGTCAATAGACGATAAAATGTATATTTTAGACCTTATAGGCTATATATCTAGAAAAGCGGAACATGTGGGTGGAGAGACTCTGTTAGAAAAAGTGAAGCAATACCGACCATCGCAAGTCGACCGTTTACTAGCTCCGTCTCAGGCTTCCAAAATCCCTGCACATAGCCCTCATCCTTAGAATTCGCCGCTGTTCCGAGGAACGCCAAACTGGCAACAGCGACAGAAAGACCAATGTTATCATGGAACTGTGTACCAATAGAATTACCAGTCATAACCTCATCAATCACCGCAGAAGTGAAACCAANCATAGCAGCACGACCATTTACACGCTCAGCCACGGNNAGATAATCNTTGGGACGATCAATCGGCTTGAGGGCAGAAGCCGAGGATGATCGAGTCTTGACTGTAGTCTTGGGACTAACCGTAGGCTTAACGTTAGATGAAAGAATAACACAAGGCATTATATATTCTTGTCCTTTCTTTCTTTTAAGTAGATGACGTGTAAAATGTAGAGGTTCAGGGTCAACGCCATGATTGTGTAAATTGAAGTAAAGTTCATTCCTGTTCTGTACTGATGAATCAGCCATAAAGTACTTGCCATTATACTGAGAGTTATGTATTGTTTAGACATTGGGACATCATTGGTTTTTACGATTGTAGACAGATTATCATACATTTGGTAAACACCAATACTCATTGCCATTGCGGCATCCATGTCGAATCTTACTAAATAAAAATATTTTTTTACAGATATGGACGCTATACTCAGCAAATTTACAGGAAAGATCGATGCGAAGAGCCTTATCACAACAGTTGAGGACATTAAGCAGGAATACCTTGATGATGGATTCACCAAGGAGGACATTCCTCCCATCCTCGGTCGCCTAATGTTAGAGACCCGGAAGTTCAAGAAACTCGAAGGTTCTCAAAAGAAGAAGCTTGTCATCGGTATTCTCAATCACCTCATTGAGCAGATTGACGATGGTGAGAAAGACAGTGAGTTTGAGTCTATCCTTAAGAGTCTTGTGCCACCCATGGTTGATAGCTTTGCCGCCATGATGAAAGCGAAGAACCTTTTCGCTCGCTTTTGCCCATGCCTGTAATTATAAAAGTGATATAAAAAGGTAACACGTGTACATACTACTATGAAGTTTCCAACGCTTGAAAAAATGGTTGAATACGGAATATACACTGTGAAAGATCTCGTACTCTTTTCACAGGGTAGACTCATAAAGAGAAACACTAAAATTCATGTTGACTGTTCAATTTGTCATCTTGTGTCTGAATCGGATACTTGTCCCAGGGTACATAAAAAAATCTAATCTTATATCAAATGTCTAACGCCGTTTTACCATTGGCTCTCGTAGGTTCCATGTGTAGTTCTGTGGCTGCAGTTGCTTATGGTATTCAAACTGGTGCCATACCAACTGGAAAATCTGAACCCGAACCCGCGTATGTAGCACCAGTCCCTTCCGCTCCACTTGACATGATGGATAGTGGTAGCATGATGGTTGACGACTTCGTTATCCAGGGTGACGCGGACGAAGCTGACGTTACTGCTATTCTGGAAGAAGAAGCTTTAACACCACTTACCAGTGTTCACCCTTTAGATTCAGATGATGATCAAATCTCAGGACTTGCTGGTATGCCTATAAATTGTGGCCCGGATGACGATGAAAATCAAACAGCTCTACAGTCGTTTGGTCTTACCAAAGATAAGACATATGGCTACAAATGTTCTTCCTTGGAGAATCCCGGAGAACTAAAGTTCGGGACAGCCGGTAAGTATGTATCATCCAGGGGGGAGATAGAAAACTTACACCAGGCCCAAGCCCTATGTGCTTCCAATCAAGCACTTGTTGGTTTCGTACTTGACCAGAATAAATCGAAAACCAAGCTCGGTTACCGCTATGATTGTATCAACCTAAAGGGACCTGCTAAAATTCGCACAGCTCTCACATCTTACAAATCTTACAAGAGTGGTGACGACGGTGAGACGGAGCTAACTGGCGAAGATCGCCAGTTAGCTCAGCTCGCTGTTTTACAACCAACGGCCGGAATCGGTGACATATCATGCAATGAAGGTGAACTCTTACAGGGTTTCGCCGTTGAGAAGAGTGGTAACAACATGCGTTACATCTACCGTTGCGTCACTCCTGCTTACGAGGCGGATTAATAACCAGACCGAGTGCTGTTTCTAGACTATTTTGATTCCTTTGTAAAGGTTTGGATCTCTTCAAAACTAAACCATCATTCACATTCTTTATTTCATTCATCTTCTTTGTGCTTGAAATAAATGGTATAACATTATCCTTTATAGGCTCCGTTTCTACAGGTTTAGATTCAACGATATCTTTTACTGAATCTACTCTAAATTCTTCTATTGTCAAATCCCCTCCAAATACATCCAATCTATATCTATTAGGTGCCCGTTTAATGGTATCTAACTTATTATATAACCTCTTACGCAAAAGAGTTATATTACCACATATAATACTACCTTTGGTGAGACCATACCTTTCGAGAGCATATGTTTTCATACAACTCCAGGAGCAAAAATTACCTGTTGTTGAAAATTTTTTACGACGATCGTCGTAACCGTATGGAAGTTGTAATGGTTCATTNTCAAATGGGTGNCAGCACCACCANCACCACATCTTTATTACTAAAAAAATGTATCCTTTAAATAAGATGAATAATAGACAGAATAGTAGTACAGCTATTATTCTGATACTCATTTTGATGATGATGAGTTCCATGGTGTCATCATCAATGGGTATCGTAGGTTTCAATTTATTCACAGGCATCAGGCCAAGTAAAGAAGTATCTACTCGTGTTAAAAAACAAGAAGATCGAGTTGATGAACTTGCAAAACAAGCGGGAGTAGATGGTAAAGAATTTCGTAAAGAATTGAATGAAGAAATTAAGAAGGGTTGTTTCATTTCAGTAAACGANGAAGGTAAATGTCCAGAAGGTACAAAACCAACNTCGGGTCAATGTTGNGAATTTATAGATCCAAAGATGCCATCTACAACTGATATGTTGAAACAAATGGCACCAGATTTAGCTATTGCCATAATTGGAGGTGCATTGGCTGAAACCGCTCTCATTGTTTCGGTACGTCTTGGAATACAATTATCTACAGCTGCTGGACGACAAGCACTCATGCAAGGTGCTTCAGCTATTGGCCGAACAGCTGTGACAGCGGGTGTTCGGACAGCGGGTGCACAAGCGGGTTCAAAATTTATGATGGCGGCGAAATGCCCCGGGCCTTGTATGGCTGCGATGATTGCCTTTGCCGTGTTTACTGTAGCTCTTGACATGACAGACCCCTTCGGATATAATAACTTCACAGCAAATGAAGTTATACGTCGTAAAAGAAATACGATTGATGTGGGATTAGAGGAGGGTCTAGTAAAAGATGGTGGTACATCTCCTTTATTGTTTCCTCTTGGATCAGCTTTTCCCGAACTAAATGAAGAATTTCAAGAAAAACTTCTTACAGAATTTTTACCAGATGCCATGGAATTGATGCCTCAAGATGTCATGGTTGAATTTTTAGTTTCACAGTTATCTGGTACACCCTTGAAGGGTGATGAAGCCGAAAAAATGCAAGAAGAGTTAGGAAAAGCTATGGAAAATGCATACTTAAACACAGAAAAACGGGATAAGGTTGCCTATGATTTTTACGTCAGCAAGGGTAAGGGGCGTGAAATTGAGAGAGTGCCATGGATGTCGACAAAAAATACTATAGGTTTAACATTGAACGAGAAAGCTGCTAAAAAATACAACGAACGAATGAAGGAAAAACATTTGTTGTATTCAAATCCACACAGAAAACCACCGGCCGAAATACCAAAGGATTATAGCCCTTTCATAGCAGCTTACACCGATACATATCGTGTTGTAAACAAAGAAAATCCGGGTGAAAAAAATAACCCTAATGTTGTAGAAAAGAAGTTAAAAAAGAAAGTGTGTTTATGCTTCCCATACGCAATGTTGATTGCAGACTGTGAATATGGGTTTAATGCAACTAAACATAGCCAGCGTTTAAATCCAGCTGTATATGGTGTCACATTTAATTATGAACGCGGTGAATGCAATTTTACACATGATTATTGTAAACGGCTTGGACTAAAAATCAAAGGTAACGAATGTAAAATGCGTGAAGGTCAGAAAGAAGCTGAATTGATTTTAGGTAAAACAATAACACGTACCTACATAGAAGACTGGGATAATCGTATAGACGCTTTTAAATCAGGTGATCCCGTTAATATTATGCTTGCTGTAGCTTCCCTACATCCTAAAAATCTTATTTTTGGACCATGGGTTAAAAAAGCAATATTTGCAATCAAAGATAGCTATGGTCGTGGTGTAGGAACACCAATGGTTTGTGGACCAGATAAAGAGAGAAAGGGTGCATTGTGTTATCCGAGATGTCGCACAGGACCCAATGGTGAACAATTATATAAATCTAGGGCCCTTGAATGTGAAGGAACGTGTCCGAGTGGTTCTAAGAATACTGGTTTAACATGCTTGCAACCCATTCATGCATTCATACCAAGTAATAAATCATCCAACCCATTTGAAAAGGGCTTTTATCAACGAAAAGCTTGCGGTCGAATGGTTGATCGAAATTCAACTCTTGGACAAGAAATACTCAAACAAAAGAAGGGTGAAATCGAAGGAAGAATTGAAGCAGAAAAGGATAAAATGAGAAGCGAAGGTGTATCTGAACGCACCATTAGACAACGCCTGAAATCACAAGGATCAACTCGTGGTAACATCGAAAATGAGTATTTACAGTACAAATTCAGAGGTACCACATGTAACGAACCATGTCTTCCCGGATTTAAGTTTCGTTCGGGGGCAGCTGGTTCGGCATTCTGTGATAAAACAAGAAATAGGTATTCCAGAGCTGGTAAGTCAAAGGTTCCCGATGCGTGTCCAGGAAGCAAGACAAGAGATGCCTCACTTTGTTATAAACCATGCAAACCTGGTTATAGGGGCAATGGTCCAACATGTAAAAAGACTGAAGAGTCTCGACAAGAAAACGTGTACACTAAGGAAGGACTTGGATCCACAGTTGGTATTTAAATTTCTCAGTACAAAGTAATAAACATGTCTATGTCTGCTGTTGGTGGCGTCGGTCGATCCACCCGGGCCGCTGCTAGTGGTGCTGACGCGGCTCAGGCTTTGAAGGCCGGTTCTGACGCTGCTGACGCGGCCAGGGGCGGTTCCAAGGTATTTAAGTTAGGAGACGAAGTCCTCGACCTATCCCAGATGGGGAATGACGATCTCGTAAAATTTTTAGATGACGCAGACCCTGAGGATTTAGTGGCTGCATTAAATGGAATAGATAGTAAAAAGTTGGCAACTATAGGTGAAAATTTAAATCCTGCTACCATAGATACTCTTAGAACACTTGAAGGTGGAGCTGATCTCGCTAAGAAACTTGATCCAAGTTCTGTACAACAAGCTAAAAAACTTACTCGCGTACAACGGGCTAAAAACGCTGTCACAACATTCACCAAAGCAAGTACTGCTAAATTAAAAGGGGCTCAAAAATCGATAAAAAAATTCATTAGCGGAGCCGGAAATCCACCAAATAACGCCGATGAGGTCACGGATGTTGCTAGAAAAATCCCAGTTGATGCGGATGAAGCAAAACAAGCTGAAATCATAGCGAAACAATCCGCGGGTAAGGTAGGTGATGCAGGAGAAGCTATAGAAAATACTGCAAAAGTGTTAGAGGATGGAAGTAAATCTTCCAAATCCCTCAAAAAGGCTCTTGGAGAACTAGGAATTACACCTGGTTCGGTCGCTATTGGTGCGGGTGTCATAGTTCTTTTGTGTATGGCATACGACACAGATAATCCTTTCACCGCCGTTGATCGTGCTTTAGATGACACCGGAAAGGTCGTGAAAGGTTTCAAGGAGGTAGCAGATTCCGCCGCTACCGCTGCCAAGGATGTTACAACAGGTGGCTTCGATTTCATTTCTTTCGTCACTAATAATTCATGGATCTCTTCCGCTTGTTCGATCCTTTGTGTAATCCTATTGTTCGCTTTGTTTACGATGGGAATGCTAGGTTCCATGGGTGGAGGAAATAATAAAGGTCGTTAAAAATCATCAACGAGGAGCTATACCTCATTAACTTAAAGAAATATTTATCTTTTAAGTTAATGATCCTTAGTATAGATGTCGGTATAAAGAATTTAGCGATGTGTTTACTCGACGAGGATCGTCAAAATTTAGTTGTTGAATGGGATGTCTCTGGTGTACCACCCCAACACAAAGATGGTGTTTATGTCTCACTAAGAAAACACCTCGATGAACGTCCGTGGGTACTCAATGCGAATACGATTCTTATAGAAAAACAACCTGATCGTAACAAAAAGATGGTTTCAGTAATGCATTTCCTTCATGCATATTTTATCATAAAAAACCCAGATGCCGAAACAATCCTATACGACGCACGGCATAAAATACCTGATGTTGCCGGACCCGGGAAGGCTCAATACAATAAACGAAAGAAGGTTTCCATCGAACGGTGTGAACAGTTTATTCGTCGAGATGATGTAAATGCTCATTGGGTAGACACATTTGTAAAATCTAAAAAGAAAGATGATCTCGCAGATACGGTGATGCAAGCATTATCATTCGTGAATAGGAAGGAGGTCTTACCCGCTTCACAAAAGAAGAAATCCACAAAGTTGGTGGCACGCCGACCAAATGAAAATCAGAAAAGGACAAAATATTCCAAGTGTAATTTAGCGTGGATTTATCTCAATAAAGTTGAATGTGAAGTCCTTGAAAATAATAAAAGATTCATGAAAGACTTAAAGAGGTACTATCGAGACCTAAGTGATCTCATTAAAGATATAAATGGATAGTTATTCACAATGAGTCTCATCATCCGAATGTCCGCCACTCCCAACAAGTCCAAGCCCAACATCGATAAGATCATCAAGAGTAATAAGAGTCTTAGGGCTGCGGCACATTCTTCAAAGACAAACAGGAAACATCATCGTGTAGCGATCGACCAACTTGATTCGTTTCTGGATCTCATCGATAATGCCATTGATGTCATGAATAATACCACGGTTGAGATTGAAAAGTCACAAGAGAAACTTTATGAGTTGTACGACTTTTGTGGAGAGGTTCCAATGGATGATAGTTGTGATTATTAAAGATTAGAACGGATATATTGTTATAATGAAGAAAGTTTTGGATCATGGATTTGTAGAACTTGTCGACCATATGCCCCTCGAGAATCTAGATAAGGCCATAGTTGATGGTGCCCGTGTGAGTTATCAAACGGGTACCAAGACCACTCGTGGTGATCGAGGTCTTATTAGGTACCTTGTCCGCAATTGGCATACTTCACCCCTAGAACTCGTAGTTTTCAAGTTTCGTATCAAGGCACCACTTTACATCGCTCGTCAGTGGCTTAGACACAGAACCGCATCCGTGAATGAAATGTCTGCCAGGTATTCTATCGTTGATGAGGAATACTACGAACCGGAAGTCCTACGTGGACAATCGGTTGTAAATCATCAAGGATCAGAAGGTGTAGTGGAACTAGATGATGAATTGAACCAGTCTCTTTCTGACCAGTATAAACAAGCTTTCAAGCTATACGAGCAATTACTAGAGAAGGGTGTTTGCAGGGAACAAGCTCGCGGTGTTCTCCCTCAATCTACCTACACTTCTTTCGTGTGGAAGATGGACTTACACAATCTCATGCATTTCTTACAATTGAGGATGGATCATCACGCTCAAAAGGAAATTCGTGACTATGCCACGGCCATCTATGAACTCGTCCAACCCCTAGTACCCCACGCTATGGAGGCATTCATGGACTTTCGTGTGAATGCGATGCAGTTGACGGGACCCGAAATTGAAGCTATAAACTCCGGAAAGGAGATTGAATCTCCAGGTGAAAGGCGCGAGTTTGAAGAAAAACTAAAGAAGTTAAAAATTAAATGTCCTTAAAATACAACAAACACAATGTTCGCTATTACTGCATCCCCCACATGGTTCGCCAAAACTGACGACTTTAAGAAGGTCGGTAAAAAGATTCAGAAACAACGTAAGACAGAGGTAGACAAGATCAAGGATAAGATCAGTGACATTGCTCGTGATGAGCGCAAGCGTGTTCAGGAAATTTTCAAGGAACATCAAGACATTCTAAAGAAAGACAAGGAAACTCGCAAGGTTAGCAAAAAGTCTAAATCGATCGATCTTTACGAAAAGTAATCCATATAGCTGCAATAACAGGTATTAAAGCCAGCGGTGAATCACTAAACCTTTCAGCTAGTAACGCACATATTACACTGTACTGAACCACTTTTATTTCCTGCCTTGTTTTAATCATAGACCGTTTCATCGCTGCTCTCGACCTTTCCAAGCCGAGAACAGTCGAGGTTATCTTCCCTATCTTAGATGGAATTTCTGTAGTACTCATGATCATCTGACTTATATCGATCGATTCAATGAATTGTTCTTGTATCATTGGTTCAAGATATGTAAAATAGTTGAAGTCTGGATCAAGTTGAAGACAAATTCCCTCTATAAGAGAAAACGATTTCGCTAAATATACAAAGCTTGTTGGTACAACAAAGGGTTTTTCTGTGGCTAATTCTGCAGCTAATTCGTCATTCATTATGGCACCAGCATCTAATGTTTCTAGGTACCCGAGGATAGTTTCAAAAAAAAGTTCAATATCCGAAACGTCTGACGATGTTGGTACAATGACACCTAGTCTAATCAGGATCGAAACTATACTTCTTGTATCACGCTGTATGATAGCAGCAAACAGATCTGTAAATCCCTGCTTTAGTTCGTCACTGAGTCCAATCAATAAACCAAAATCATAAAACACTAACTGCCCGTTCTTGGAAACACCGAGATTACCGGGATGTGGGTCGGCATGAAATAACCCCGAATTCATAGTTTGAATAACATATGAATTGACAAGAGCTTCACATACTTTCTTTTTGTTAATCTTCTTGTTTTTGATTTCAGTTATCTTTTCTGTTGGTACATATTCCATTACAATCATTTCATTGGTACAGTATTTCTTATACACGCGAGGGATCTTAATCCAATCAACATCTTTCAACGATTTCCTGAATTTTATGGCGTTTTCTACTTCTTGTTCATAATCAGCTTCACCCAATAGATACTCTATAGAATCATTAAGTACAAAGTTTGAACTAGACCCTGTATCTACACCCAAAGACTGAACAACACTTAAAATTTTACGCACTGTATTCGTATCAGATTTCATGATATCACAAATCCCTGGTCTCTTTAATTTTACAACAACCTGCTTGCCATTATGTAGAGTAGCTCTATGCACTTGCCCAATACTAGCTGATTTGAATGGAACTTCGTCAAACTCTTTGAACATATCTGTATTTATCAGGTCCTTTACAAGATTAAAATCAAATGGTGGTACATCGTCTTGAAGAGACTCTAATTCCTTTGTGAATTCGGGTGGATACAGGTCTCCTCTAGTGGAAGCTATTTGCCCTAATTTTACAAATGTGGGTCCTAAGTCTAATAACTGGTTTTTTGTCCATCTACCAAGTTCAGCTTTGTCATCTGTAAAGCGTTCTTTCCATATATACTTAGCAGCAAACTTCCAGGTCTTAACCCTTTGGTTTGGTGTCACTCTAATTGGAACTTGTTTTTGAGCTAAACATAGCATCCTATGTTATACCAGGTTTTTTATTTCTTAAGTAAAATCGACCGCAATAAAAGATATTTTATAATATCAGAATGAAGATTCATATCATAGGTGCAGGACCTACGGGTATGTCTGTCGCATGGGAACTGAAAAAATATACAGACCATGAAGTGTTCGTGTATGATAAAAAACTTTCAGCTGGAGGTTCATGGTGGGAACCATCGCTAGAAAGTAGAGATATACACGCTCACCGTATAGTTTTTGATAAAGCATTTATCAATACACGGAGTCTCTTTAAAGAGATGGGAATAGTTTGGGATGATATTTTTGTAAAAGCTGATACCGAAAATGCTGACATTATTAAAAAACATTTATCGTCCAAAGATTATGCACTGATAACAAGCCTAGCTGTTAAAGTACTTGTTATGCCGTGGAAATATAAGAAGGTGTCTGTAAAAGATGCTGTAGGAGAGTTATCAGATGGTGGTAAAAAACTCGTACAGGCAACCACTTTAATAATTGATGGGGTACCTTGGGACGTTATGACGGCTTATGAGTTTGTAAAAAGTTTCGATCATACAGGTTTATCTTCCGCTTACAAATCGAAGGGATCCTTCAAAATTATGAATGACGCAATGCAACAAGCACTCGTAGATAAAGGTGTTCATTTTGAATTCGGTGCCGAACTTCAAGACGTTACATACTTAGATAACGGATTTGCCGCACAATTTAAGAGTGGTATGGTTGTGAAGGAAGGTCTACTCATTCTTTGTGTTGATAATAGCCCAGCTATCAGCCTCATGAAAGATAATTGGGGTGAAGATGCTATAGAAAAGATTGGACCAAGTACTTATGGTGCCATAACAATCATGCTAGAGTATGAAGAAGATATGGATATCCCTAGTGATCTTCAATATGTAATTGAAACAGACTTACACCTTCAACCAGTTGTCTTGCCGGATAAACGAACCATCGCTTGTGTGATATGTGACCTAACCGATGAAGTTGTTCATATGGACGAAGAAAAATTAATCGAAAAGGTTATCGAACAACTCGGTCTTGTACAACCAAAAGAAATACGAATTGCTTGGGGGTCTACATGGGATGGGACAAAATGGAAGTTTGATCAGTCTTCCGGTGTATTAAACCCTAACGGCCAACTCCCTTTCTTTGGGAAATCTAAAAAGGTGGCTATGTGTGGTATGATGTCTCCAAGGAACACACCCTATTCAAGTATAGAGGCTGCAGTTGAAGTTGGTCGAGCATTCTGCAATAAACAATTCGGAACACGTCGCCCATATGAACCTTTCATGGTTACACATATCATTATGCTACTTATAGTTTTACTGATCATACTTGTGTATAGGAGAAGACGATGAAGTTCGTAGGAAAAGTTCATGAACCAATGTACGAATTTAATGACAAAAAGTATATTCGTCTTATAATCCCTGCTAAAATATCCGAAATTATAGATCGAATGCACATAGGTAAGTGGTATTTACTCACAAATAAACACGTCGATAACCCCCTTGAGGGTAACATTCTCACCGTGAAGGTACCATTTCGCTATAGGAGAGTGATGTGTGAAGTCAGAGGACGTCCAGTACAATCTCTTATATCGGGAGATGAAGTCGATATTAATGTAGATTTCAAGGGTGTTTGGAATGTAGGAAATTACTCGGGCTTCTCTTGGATACTCTCAAGCTGTTCAGCTTCCTCCTTCTGATTTTCAGGTAATTGAATATCATTCAGTCCCGCTTTCTTAAAACCTTCAAAGGTAGAAAGTACACCTTGAAGCCTGAAAACTTCCTGTGTAAGCTCCTCTATATTCACACGAATCTTCTTAATATTCTCATCAACATTGATCGAAGGCATTATAATCAGTTAAAGTTTTTCCCCTTTAACTGATTAAGAATGACAACTCTTACAAGGTCTGGTCTCATAATAGATAATCCAACACCCGAAATTAAAAAGGAACTTACGGTAAGAGCGGTCGTCAATAATGAATATGGATTTCCCCCACCGCCTTTTAAAGTGTATAGATCAGCTAAGAACGGGATTTGTGTCCCAAGATACTATGGAACTTATGTTCCACAAACAGACAAAAGACCAAACCCCGTCAAAACCTCAATTAGTTTTAAAGGGAAACTTAGAGACGAGACCAAACAAAATGATGCATTTAACGCCGCAATTCAAGCAGGTCATGGCGTCTTGTCTTTACCATGTGGCTATGGTAAAACGACCGTATCCTTGGCCATAGCTTGTAAGCTTGGATATAGAACTATGATCATCGTACACAAACAGTTTCTAGCAGATCAGTGGAGAGAAAGAATCAAACAGTTTTGCCCAGGTGCCACAATAGGTACAATCCAACAAGAAAAGAAAGAAGTTGATTGTGATTTTGTTATCGCTATGCTCCAGTCTCTTTCATTGAAGGAATATTCTTTTAATGATTTCGATACCATAGGTACTGTTATCGTAGATGAAGCTCATCATATATGTGCAAAGGTATTCAGTCAAAGTCTTTTCAAGATGTGTCCAAAACATATATTTGGATTATCGGCAACACCACACCGTAAAGATGGTCTTAGTAAGGTCTTACATTGGTTCATGGGTCCTATATTTTTTGCAGTAGAAAGAGAAAATCAAGGTCAGGTTGAAGTATTTTCAATCCAATATGAATGCCCAATGTTTAAGAATCCTCCACCATGTACACGGAATGGTCAACTTTCGTTGGTGAATATGATTACCGAACTTGTGGAGCATCGTGGTAGAAATAGAATGTTAGCTGGTCTTGTAAAGAAAGCATCTAGTGGATCGAGACAATTACTAGTACTCAGTGACAGACGACAACACTGTGAATTTCTTCATCAATGTTTTCCTAAAAGTTCTGGACTTTACATGGGAGGAATGAAGGAAGCTGATTTAGAGGCATCTTCAAAAAAGAAAATTATATTTGCCACATTCAGTCAAGCACATGAAGGTTTAGATATCCCTACGTTAGACACTGTTATTCTTGCAACGCCCAAATCTGATATTCAACAATCTATAGGACGTGTCATGAGAGAGACACCGGGAAAGCAAAACAATCCACATATCTATGATATTGTAGATCAGTGGTCTATACTGTTTGCTATGTATAAAAAACGCTTACGAGTATATAAACAAGGTGGTTTCAATATAGATGCCGTTCAGGGAAAGGAAGAAGACGAAAACCTCTTTCAGGGAAAGTGTTTGTTTTTATAATCTGAATAAGTAATAGATATGTCTGGTGCATTGATACAACTGGTCGCCAAAGGGGCCCAAGATGTTTTTTACATGAGTGGTGAAGGAATGTCTCTGTTTACTTCTAAATATACGAGACACACAAACTTTGCACAAGCTCCAAAACTCATAAAAGAATTTTCGTTAGCCGAAGATTCTTGTGTCATTCCAACAAGTGGTGATCTTCTAACTGGATTATGGTTTGAGGGTACCAACTTGATTGAAGGATTTCAAGATTCTATCATAGATCTTTATATAGGAGGTCAAAAAGTAGATTCACAACCATTCGATTTTATAAGTGATATTTATCAAAATTATCTCGCTGATACGTACACAAAATCTCAGGAGATTAACAATAAATGTTCCGTGAGTAACACGAATTTTATTCCTCTAACATTCTTTTTCAATAGTAAAAGCTCATATATCCCAATGGTAGCTTTGCAATATCACCAGGTAGAGATTCGTGTCAGATTTAAGAAGAATTCGAACACACCATTTACAGCAAAATTATACGGTAATTATGTATATTTGGATGCACCAGAAAGGAAGAGATTTACATCCGGTAAACACGATTTCATTGTCACACAAACACAAACTATAAAAGAAAAGATGGTGACAGGCTACAATGACTATGATTTATCAACATTTAATCACCCGGTCAAGTCTTTATTTTTTGGTGTACCAACAAAATCCAGTAACGTCATAGAAGATCGTTTTACATTTGATACAGCCGATATACTTCTCAATGGTACACATTTACTAGAGGGTATGTCACCAACATATTTCCACTCAGTACAAAATTATTATAAATCAGAATACGGAGTTTCCGGTTTTAATGAAGTTTATAACACACCATTTTATACAAGATATTATGCATACCACTTTTGTACAAACGCATCCGACTATAAATCTACAGGAACATGCAATTTCAGCAGGCTTGACAATGCCAACCTTCAATTGAGAGATATAAAACTCGGTACACTAAGAACCGGGGAGGATATACGGATTTATGCAGTAAATTTCAACGTGTTGCGTGTCCAGGACGGAATGGCCGGAATTTTATTCGGAAACTAAAGTAGTAAACCATGGTTGGTAAAACACCTCAAGTTCGAGAAATTGTCTTTAAC